GTGCTTTTGCTTGGCGTAACGCGGTACGCAAAGAACCGGCAGCGTTAGTACCGCCACCGCCTGCGTCGCGAACAGCCTGCGCCGATGCTGAAGAAGCAGAAGCGCGCAGCTTACGTTGTTCGGGGGCAATGTTCTGGGCGTCACGCTCGTGCCGTTGGGCCAGAGCCGAGAACTGTTTGCGCTCTGCTCCGAGAGACTCGATCTGCGAACGCAATCGTCCGGAATCAGGACTCAGGTTAATCAGTCGCTCGGCTAGTTTCGCGTCCGCATGGAGTTGATCCGGCGCCTGGAACAGGAAAGATTCCTTGAGGATTTCCGACGCGCCAATTTTCGTTTTGGCCGAGCGCTTCCCGTCCGTAGACGTGGTTTTCTTTCTGTCACCTCTTGCTGACATAAGTTAAAGCACTTCCTTGTGCGTAGAGCTGTCCATAGTGATTATCCCATTCTACATAGGCATTACGGGGCTGTCATCAAGCGTCGAGATCGAGATCATCCTCAGCGGGAGGACCTTCTAAACACTTCTCCTTCTCAGGAGCGAGCTGCTGACAAACAATCAGTTGTCCGGTGATAATACCACGAAGCAGTGACTTCCCGGACACAATCGCTTCAAGCATATTGTTCGGGGTCTTATTCGTGGGGTCATCCAGATACGCGAGTACCTGCTGCGCAGTCCCTTGAACCTGTTCTTGTTTTGCAATTGGCGCGAGTTTCATTCTTGGCTCCCTGTGGATGAGGGGCTATATTACCACAGGGATACCAAAGACCTCAACGCCTATGCGGTCGTGTCTCGTCATCAGAGCCGCCGCCACTGCCCACTTTTCCCTGCGGGCTTTTGTCACGCCTTATCCATAACACTGCGGCTACGATTACTACGACTACGAAAATTCCTGCTAGTACTTCCATTGTGGTGCTCCTATAGCAAGCCTTGCTCGGCTGTTAAAGTTACTCGTTGGGTATCCAGCAGTATTGTACCACCAGAATCTGAATAAAAGTTGGTATCTATGACACATGTCTTGGTACCTTCCGTTGCCCGCGATACACCAAAGACACGATCGGACGTGCACGCCAAGACACCAGAACCAGCATCTGTGCTGAGCGTGCCCGAGATAACAACACGCTGGATCCAGACCTCCGAGTTGAGGCCACTGTCAAGCCAAGTCTCATATGCCGCGCCATAGCTACCTGTATTGTCCGAATCATACAAGCCACCATCACTGCTCACCTTGACGTTGGCGTGACAAGTGCCAACAGTCCTCTGATTAGGGATCGACTTCGTGGGGGCGACAGTTACTGACGGCCCGCTAACAGCAGCCCTGATAGCCAGCTGTAACATCTTCAGGCTCATAAGTCTGTCGCTACGTATTCCCACGTAGTGGCAGTCATCTTCTGGATCACTGCTGTCTGGAACGCTGCGAGTGTGCGCGTCCCGGTAGCACCGTCGGTCCCGGTCAACGTGTCAGTGGTGATGGCGATGGACACGGTTACTGTGCCGCTATTCTTGACAGCGATCATCGTACCTATCGGGAACGCGACAGACGCATTTGCCGGGATGGTGAACGTCTGTGCAGCGGTAGAGGTTGCCTTGTGCCACGTCGTACCGGCGTCAGTAAGCGCGAACGTAGCACTGGAGTTAGCAGTGATGATCTCCGATATCTCAGGATTCATCAGGAAGCCGTCCCTGCGAACCTGGGTGAAGAACTCCAAGATCAAGTCGGTGGTGTTGACACCACCTATGGTAGCGTCGGTACCGTCGTGCTCGATGTAGAGGTAGTCAGTACCGCCCGGGTCATAGAACCGATGGCTTCCGAAGTTCATGAAGTGGATGTTGAACGCGTCGGTGACGCCGTCGACGATCAGGTTAGCCGCGTCGAAATACATAGTGGCGTCGGTGCCTGTACCGAACTCAATCTTCTCGTTATCAGCCAAGACTAACGGTGCCCCGAAGCCAGCCTCGAGTTGGATAGTGCCGAGTGCGTTGTCGTACGTAAGAACGTAGTTGTCCTGCCCGACGCCTACCGTCTGATCTGCATCGAAAACGTAGCTGCCGAGCGTCGCGGTCGTCAGAGATGTAGCTGTAAGCCCAGTAAAGAACTCCAAGACCAGAGCGCCAGTGTTGACGCCTCCGATGTAGGCGTTAGTACCGTTGTGCTCAAGGTATATGTAGTCGGTGTCGCCCGCGTCGTAAACCCGGAACACACCACCGGCTTTTACATACGTGTTGGCGTTGAATGTCGCACCTTGGTTTGTAGTGAGGGCGCCCGCTCCCGATACGCTGAAGCTGGTTGAGCCGTTTACTTGCAGGCCACCGTCGGCGCGCAGCAGTCCGGGTGTGAACACTCCTGATACGAAATCGCTCGCGTTGTTGAGGCGTAGCCACGAATCAGAACCGAGGAATGCTTCTTTACCGTCAAGCCAGATAGCTTGCTGAGTGATCTTCGACTGGTTGGTCAGCGGAGCGGTGCCCGCGCCCGTGAAAATCCAGTCGCCTGACACCGTCTCGGCGGCAGTGAGGTCTGCGATCTCGGCCGGTAGATCGTCGGCGACTATCGCGCGGCCGGAGTACAACCCGGTAACCCCGTCAGGAGTCGCAAGGAAGAAGTTCGCTGTGTCGGCCGCAGTGTCGACATCAGTGAGTTCGATCAGTTCAGAAACTCCGCCACCACCACCAGAACCGCCCGCAGATGTCGATGGGAACGAACCGCGCAGATCTGTGTTCAGTTGTTCAGTGTAAGTGCCGCCGCCGCCTGCCTGGTAGCGCATGGTCAAGCGTGAGATCAGGAACCCAACACCGGAGTAGTTCGCCGGGATGTCATAGACCGCTGTACCGTCAGCATCAAGTTGCGCGGCCGCTGAATTTGTATAACTGCTGGTTGGCAGGTTCACCATCAGCTGGCAGTCGCCAGAGTCTTCGGATACGACACCCCAGATCACGACGTTGAAATACTTGTTCGCTAGCGACACGCCTGCCGAATCCAAGGTTATACCCGTCAGATCGCCGCTCCGGACGAAGGGTGTAACCGAATCATTGACGACCATGACCTCTGATCCAGTCGCTGTATCGAACGATGGCCAAGCATGCTCGTGCAGCTGGAGGACGGTTCCTGAACTGACAGCCACATCAAACTGCGCTGCGCCAGCTGTGGCGGTCGCTAAGGCCCCGCTTACCCAACCAGCCGGCCGAGAGCGGATCCAGAAGTTGAGATGCGCTAAGTGGCCGGTCTCGTCATTGTGCGCATGGTCAGTCCACGCGTGCACTTTATAGAGGCCGTCGGTTTGCGCGCTTGCTGCCGATTGACATAGGACAGTAGCAACTGGCGCATGCTCAGCGGAGGGCCAGCTCGAGGTCGATGCTGCCAACAGACCAGTTGATTCAAGCACGTAGACGAAATTGATCTGCGGGGAAGTATCCGTGCCAGCAGTGAGCGCTTGAGTAGCGGCCGGTGTGCAGTCGACTGTCACGACCCCAGAAGTAAAGAAGACTCTTACGTCCCCAGTACCGCTTTTCTCCATGGACAGTGTAATAACTGTGCCGTTGCTCGCTACGGTGATTGCTGGTGAGTCCAACGCGGCACCAACAAGCAAATGATCCATATCGACACGGTCAGTTGTAAGGAGTCCATTGATCGTCGCGGCAGTTATTTCCGTGTCGAAGTTATATGCTGTCGCGCCAGAGAAGTTGACTGCTGTGGTATTCACGTAGGCGAAGTTGAAGTCCGTGCTGTCGTGCTGCATCGACATATAGTCAGTATCGCCAGAGTCATAAATACGCACGTCCATGCCGTCATAGATATGGAAGCCTTGCCCCCCAGCTACACCTGATACTCCGAACTGGCTACCATCCCATTGGAGAGTAACGTCGGCGCCTGTGCCAAACGTAGCCCAGTTACCATCTTCCCAGTTAATGTCGGAGCCATTAGTGTCGAGGCTTCCGCCAAGTTGGGGTGTCGAATCCTCCACCACATTGACAAGATAATCCTGGAGGTCAGTGATCTGCGATTCTGTGATCGTAAGATCTACGTTGACCCAATCAATGCCGTCGAACTTCAGATACTGACTACCGGATACACCGGCGATCGATGTGTCGTCGAGGCCGGCGAGTGTCGTTATGCCGAGAACTGGTGCGGTGGGGGGAACGACCGAGCCTTTCGACTTGACGGTGGGCACTGGCGAGCCGCCAACTTCACTGATGGTCGCGAACTTTTGTTTGATTTCGAGGCCGATGAGGCCGGAGGCTTCGAGTTCCTCGAGAGTTACGAAGCGTTCCTTCGGAGCGCCGCTGTCGCCCTCGTACATACGGAGGTGCTCTTTGATACCCTCGGCCCACAAGCGTAACGAGTCATCGCCGACCTTCGGCGCATCGACGTTAGGGAGCCTGCGTCGCTTGATCCGATCTGCAACGGAGCGGGACATGTGCTACCCCTCCGCTAGGTCAAAGACTGTTTCGCCTATGGCGACGCCGGACACGACGTCAGAACCAACGAGCTCAATCTCGAAGATGTTGGATGAGAAACCGCCGGGAAGCCGGAAGGGTTCGCCGTCTGCGACTGTCTCCGTATGCTTCAGCACCATAGCGTCTTCTATTTTGGCGTAGAGTTTGAACACGACGTCGACATACGTCTCCGCCTCCACTAACGCAGCCCCCAGATTAGTAGGGTAGGGTAACCGGAGCTGTCCGGATTTCCACGTGTACTCTTTGTTCGTGCTGCCGCCTTCCCACTCATAAATGGCCGCGCCATCCGTGTAGTAAAGCGTGTCCGTGAGGATGTCCAGAAACACGTTCACAGCGATGTCGTCGCCGGTCGAAAGACCGATCGTTGGATCGTCTGGGCTGAATACGATATATCCTGGCATTACATTGGGGTGCTCGACTCGGCGGTTGCCGTAATCTTATAGGAAACGGAGAGATCATTATACCCCGCTTTCCTAAATGTGATCTGCACCGTGAGAGACGCGCCTGACAACTCTATCATCGGCTCCGCAGACTCCCAGATTTGTTCATTCCTGCAATCGGCCTGCACACCGTACTTTTGGTTAATCGTTGGGCCGAAGAACGAGCCATCAACGAACGGCTCCCAAATAAGATCCTTCGAGCCACCGGGGGCGCCTGTGAAAGTCTCGTCTGTCACTGTTATGCGGATCTGATCCGGCTCTGTGTTGAGATTGAAGGCGTCTACGCTGGCCGCTGCTGACGAGCCATCATCTACGCTGCTGCCGCTGAAGCGTCCAACGACGTTGATGATCGCGTCGCCAGAGACCCACGTGACATACATGTCTGTTTCGGACACCGCTGAAGCTGTCCCTGGGCCCGAGGGTATCGAGTAGTCTGCGACCGATGCACCGGCTGTGGCACCATCGGCTGTGGTGTACGTGGGCGAGAAGCTGAGCAAGGTACTTGCTAACTGAGTTTCTGGGTACTTGACAGCTAGCGCCAAGATCGCTGTTGACTGAGTGTGCGTGTGTCTAAGTGTCCAAGTTACTCCGTCAGGGCTCGTATAAATGACGCCCTTGCCTGTGGACGTGTTGATGCCGTAGGCGATGAAGCCAAAGCCCTGAGTGATCGTATCACCCTGATCGTATTTGATACCGGACATCGTGACGTTCGCTGCTTTGGCAGTTGATGGCGATGACCAGTTGCCGATTGTTGCAGCAAAGTCGTTACCGGCGCAAGTGACCATCCGGAAGTCGTTAGAGATCGCCACCCAAGAATCATTCGCGTAGACGATGCCAACGCAATTGTATGTTGCGATGGCGCCTACGGAAGATCCGGATGCTCCCTCATGTGCCGTGTATGCGATCTCCATGTCCGTGTCGTAGTCGCCGATGCTGACGATCGCACCGTCGCCGGAGGCGAGTACTTTGGTACCGGTCGCGGAGACATATGCGATCGCGAGCGAGGTCCAAGTGTTCCATGCCGGGTTGGCGCTGAGGTCCGGACTGCGTAGCAACTCATTGACCCCAGAAAGACCAGCGTACATGTACAGCGCTTCCTCCGGGGCGGTTACGATGCCTATGATGTCGGCTGTGGAAAGGACGCCGCCGTCAACAGTTGCAGTGGTCCAAGTCGCCCCATCAGCTGATACTTGCAGTGAGAGGTTATCACCGCCAGCGACGAACGTGTCGTATTGCGGATGCCAAGCGATAGCGTTGAGGCCCTTGAGCAACGCGAACGAGTGAAAGTGCGTACGGTTGGTCCATGTTATACCGTTGTCGTCAGACGTACAGATGTTCGGAGTGCTCGGGTTGGTAGATGCACCGGCGCCATTATTGCTAACCGCGACCCAGCGGTCCAAAGACCCCGAGTACACTGCGTCGGCGGGAGTGATCTCGTCAGTGTTAGCCTTGCCAACACCGGAGTATGAATCCCAGTCGATGACGTCGAGTTGTGAACTAACTGCGTAGGCTAAGTCTGTGCCGCCGTTGTCGAAGTCAGAGAACCCTATAGCGATCGTGCTGTAATCCTGAAGCGGATTGATTACAAAAGTCTCACCAGCAAGCAACGCACCGGCTGCTGTGAGCGCAGCCGCTGGTACAGTGCACGTAATTGTCTCAGCCTCGGTGATACTGTACTCGGCGCGAGCGCTGAGTGTGATTGTAACCAGGGTGGAGCTTGTACGTACAACGTCTTCAACCGGGATATTCGGCAAGACCGCATCATTCCACCCGGTGAAATATATGCCGTCCGAGAGCAGCCCGTTAATTATGGCTTGGCGCTGTGCGTTAAACGTAGCGCCTGCGTCGCGCCATGTATCGCTTGTGAGCGTGAGCAGTATCGTGCGGCCGCCGGCGACTATGTGTGTTTCGTTCGGGGTATCGTCCTCAGCCAAGACGGTTCCCGTCAAAACGACAGTAGCTGGCGGCTGGGTGACGTTGTCCGGACCATCATAGAACCCGAAGTATTTGTCATCGTGGATCTCGCCGACCATCGTAGTCGGGTCATACGCCGCCCACTCCGCTTTACCGACATAGTCTGCAGTAATGAGCTTCGCGCCGTTGACGCTGATCTCCACCAGTCCATCAGGAGACGCGTACATGATGCGGTCCTCAGTAGAAGCGATTGACTCCTTACTTACGCATGCTTGATTGAGTTTGTATGGTCGGGCGTTAGCGTTACGTGGGTGCGAACCAGTCAGAATATATGGAACACCTTCCGTGAGAATAGCCACAGAGTTGCCGATCGCGGCCATGCCGACTATTTCATAGTCGATTGCCTGATCGTACTCCGGTGGCCATGCGTGTGGGAAGTACGGCTCGCACATATGGATGTTCTTGCCCTCGAACCCGACCATCATGCCGTTGGGCATGGACGTAATGCCCTCCATATCGGCGGGTGGCACAAACCATGTAGTTGTGCCGAGGACCTCACCGAGGTTCTCGGCCAACACGCTGTCTGTGGTACTCGTAGCGACGGCGATCACTTTGACAAATTGGTACTCAGTACCAGCCTGTGTCGAGTTCGTACGATAGATGTTGATCGCTGTGATGTCGCGGAAGTGCGTAGAGGGCGCCTGCAGACCGGTGATGCTTATGGTGTCCCCATCTAGCGAAGCGATCGCCGCGGAAGGTGGGGAAGGTGCGCCTTCCTCTCCGAGAGCAGATACGTATGTGTACACGTACGATCTATCCTCGAGGATGTCATTGTCGGATCCCGCGCGATCGACGTCATAGAAAAAGCCGCCGAGCATCGCCGGGAAGTCGGCGGTACCATCGGCGCTCGCCAAGAACGTACCGTTGGCTACTTGGAAGAATGTGGAGGCGTCGACGGTAACTTCGACGGGCGCCGTCCAATCGTCTTCGAAATAGTCGTCGGCGGTAACTGTAGCGTAAATCAGCCCCTGCGAGTAATCAGTGCGGGTAATACGGATCACGTCGCCGACGCGAAGCAGATGCCCGGTAATGGTCGCCTTGATTCCGTCAGGTATACGCCAGCCGGTTGCGTCGAGGGTCTGAGTCGACCCGTTATTACTCATTGCGGTCCAGAAATCAGTAGCGCTCTTGTCGTTCGCTGCAGTTACCGCGAACGCACCGGTGCCTGTAGCCGAGCCGAGGAGAACCGTATCTGCATCAATAACCTCAGTGACTTTTACCGAGTCCCCGGGCTGCAAATCAAACGCTACTTGGTCACTGGCAGCAATAGGGTTCCATTGCTCGTCAGCGGTGCCGGTGCCAGGGTAGACGACCATGTTGGCGAATACCACTTCCAGAGACTTGGTTGTGAGACTGCCTGATACAGCACGACGCCTGCCCGACTCCACAGTCTCTGGCAGCGCTGTGCCTGTGGCTGTGGGCGCGATAGTAGGCGCCGGTATGCCGAGCCGACGGTATGTCGCCGGGTATGGTCCGGATCCGGATGCAGCGATCGTCCGGTACGTCATCTTCGGGATGCCGTCGCCGGTGTAATAGATGCGCTCCAGGTCGTCGCCTTTGACAGTGCCGCGTGCTACGTCAACGTAGTTGTTCCACTCGAACCAAATTGGGCTACCGTCGTTGTTGTAACGATGGACTGTGCGGTTGTAATAGAGGTTGTTGATCGCGACGCCCGCGTCAACATCAACCCAAGGCTCGAGATCTCCAGATCCAAGCTGAGCATTTACGGCTGTTTGGCCTTCGCCCTCTGGGAGTTTTAACGCGGAGTGGCCCGGGCGAATGCCTTTGAACCGCGATACTCTAAAGCCCGCCATAACTCATCGTGTCCTTGGGTTGACCGAAGTCAGACTGGGCACGAGACTTGGCCGCATCTATCCCGTTAACAAACTGGGCAGAGTACATAGCCGCCAAGCTGGCGTCGGACCAATCCTTCCCGGGTTGCTTCATGAGCTGATATAAGACGCCGGCTTTGAGAGTTTCCTCGAATTCGTAATACAAGAAGTCAGGCAGCGTGTCGGCCATCAGTGTGAAGACCGGCGCGATTACTGAGCGGATCAAGAAGGCAGTTGTCACGGTCGCTGCGACTTGCGGAGTCACTACTGCTGCGGCGTCGTTGCCATGTGTCCAAGCGAGCGGAGTTGACCCGACCTCAGTCTGCCAATTCGGGTTCGCCCGATCGAGCTCGTCGCGAGTCTTAAAGGGGACGTCCGTGTCCCATGCGTCGCCACCCGAATCGTACTGGATTGTGTCAACCCGCTTGACGACACACTTGGCTGGTATGTCGGTGCCTGCCACAGGAGTTTCAAGCGCGAGCTGATTCAGCGTCCAGTCGAGTCCATTATCATATGTGTACTTCCACGCCTCTGACTCCCAGAAGAACTGGCGTAGGACACGGAAGACAGCAGCATTCAGTATTGGCGTTGGTACGCCAGGAAGCTCCAACCGGATTTCGGGTGTAAGGGTCGAGATGGCAACGGCCATTATGGCGCTCCCGGCGGCTGGTTCTGTTCAGGACTGACGCGATCGTCAGCCTGTAGTTTCAATCCAAGCGCTTGCAAGAAGTTGGTCCACAACTCCTGCCGGTAGTCAGTCGGCATCGTGTGCCGGCCTTCCTTCGTAAGCGCTCGATAGGTCACATACGTATAGTACGCTTCCAAGTATTCATCGGCCAGCGGTATCGTGTCCCCTACTACAGTCATGGCTGTGGGAATAGCCGAGTACTGCACATTAGCGTACGCTTGCGCGCTCGCCGGCGGATACACGTAGAACGCTGTCTTGTCGCGCGGGTCGTGACAATAGTGCTCGAAGAAGTCAGCCGAGGCGGCTATTGCTTTGATCGTAGTGTCGTACTCCCAGTTCGTAACGTAGGAGTCCAGTGCGTCCTTTTCTACCTGACGCACAGCCCCCTCGATCGTAGTGCCGTCAGCTTCACTGACGTTGTTCAGCACTTTGACGAACTTAATACCCCCTGTCGGTAATGCTTGCTTTGCGATCACGTTAGTGATCGAGATTATCGACGTAACAAGGTTTGCCTCGGGTACGAACGTAACGATTTGGCGTGAAGCTGCGTTGACGTAGTCAATCAGCTCAGCGTCTGTCCAGCGGTAGCTTGCGGCAACCTCGTCATGAATCGTATATCGAACTTCATCGATTACGTTTTGTACCGTAGCTGACATTCCTTACTCCGCTAGATCAATATTCTCCTGCAGTCGCTGATAGGCATTGGATATTTCCGTTGCCGTTGGGCGGCGCAGATCTGGTGACATCTCTGCCACGACCTTGTTAACCTTCGGCGAAAGATCGCTTTTCAGGTCTTCGGGGTCATCACGAGTCAGAATCTTCAGAAGTGCTCCATCGAGCGCGACCAAGAACTGAGCTTCCGTGTCTTCAGCCTTATTGTCGCTCTTTTCGACCGGGGCTGCATCGACCGCGGGCGCTTTCGCGTCGGCGTCTGTACAGAGCTTGATTCCCCGAGCCAAGCACTCCTCAGTCAGCCCTTTCGCTTCCGGTACCCATGTGGGAACGTCGGCTTCAAAGACTGGAGAGTGGCCTGTGAGCGAGATTATTTGCTGATCGTACGGGGATTTCATCATTGGCATGACATATTCCTCTTGTTATAAAAGATCCCCCCGGGCGAACCCGGGGGGGATATTACGGTGACGAATCCTAAGACTCGTAGTTGATGGTGTTGTACTCAGGATCTGCGTACAACATCAGGATCGAGCCGGCGCCGGTTGTCGGTACTGCGCCAACAGCCGTCCATTCGAGCAAGACTGGACGATCTGCAGCAACAACCTTGTAACCCAAGAGGTTACCGAGCAACTCAGAGTCAGCCGCTGCCTGTGCATCCGTGGCCGCGAGGTAGCGGTTATCATCGGTTGCATCGCCGAGCTCAAGAGAGTCGGAGGTTCCCGAGTTAAACACCGTGCCGACGGACAGATAACCGCCCATAGCCGTTGCACCCAGAGGCAGGCGGAAGACTTCTACGCCTACGCCAGTGGTAGCGACGATTACATCAGCAAAGTCGAAGGAGGCAAACGCCGTGAGGGCGAAGCCGCGAGTTTGTGCAGGACCTACTGCTAGAGTAGTCATATCTTATCTCCCCTAAATCGCAGTATCGCAGCGAATGACGCCAAAATCTTCGTCAGTGCTGTCGATATTTGAATGGAAGACCGGCTTCAAGAAGCCGAACAGTTTGCCGACACTGATACCTTGCTGGTTGTCGTAGTCGAAGCCTTTCTCGACCCACTCCGGAGCACCGATATCCGCCATGCCCATTGCTTGGGCGCCGGCGAACAAGCAGGCTTGTCCGTCAACCGTCGAGCCCGAACCCCACTTAGCACCAGAAGCGGCACCAGCGGTGTTGTAGACGTGACGATATTCGTGAATCATGAGGCCGTCAACCATGACCGTATCGGTTCCCTTGAACAATTCGTTGCTTCCGCCACGAACGCCAGCGTTCCGTACGTTTGCCAGGTAGTCAGGATCTTGACGCAGTTTAGCCATGCCTTTCGGAGTCATGAACACGTGGTAGAACTCTTGTCCACCCGGGCCCTTGATACCGCGAACATACTTGTCTTTGGCATACGCCTTCAGCTCAACCATCATAGCCCAAGAAGGCGTATCAGCGGCAGCTACTGATGCCGTTGCGCCAGCAACGAGACCGG